TCTTCAGGTAAGTCATAAGCTTTAAAAGTCTCAATAAGTTTTGGATATAGAACATTAGGGTTTTGTAAATCTTCAGGATTTAATTGACTTTGAGCTTCTGAAAGAGCTTGTCTAACTTTTTTAGCTCTCACTAAAGCAGGATCTTCAATACCAAATAATGATCCTAGTTCTCTTGCACCTTTAGTAATGAGAACTCTTCCAAGACCACCTCTAGTATCCCTAGTATCTATTCCTTGTTGGACTTCCTCAGGAGAAGGTCCTAATATATCACCAAATAAACCTTTAACAACATTAGCCATGATTAACCTCCTCCTAGTAAACTACCCCAAAAACCAAGATTTTGTCCATAACCTTGTTGTTGTGCTCCTACAATTCTACCACCAGCTTCAGCACCACTTTGTCCTAATTGGATAGAAGGAGTAATATATGGATTAACACTACTAAATAAACCTGTACCATAACCAAGAAGATTAGCAGATGTAGCATAAGGAGCTGTTTTAAGCTCTTGACCAGTGCCATAGAAACCTAAAGCATTTCTAAGATCATCAATCTGTTGTTGTCTTGCTCTATCTTCAGCACCTAAATAAATATTTTTATTGGCTTCTTCTCTTGCTTTAAATAAAGCATACTGTTCAGGGTTAATATAACCACCACCACCAACTCCAACACCAGCTCCTGTACGACCTTGCGAGAACAATGTATCAGCAAGTCGAGTTTCTTCTTGAGCTCTTTGTGGCTCCATGCCAGCAAGAACTTGATTATAATAGTCTCTAGTCTTAGCACCAATATCTGTACCAGCACCTCTAGCAAACAAACCTTTACCTAAATTAGATACATCAGCAGCAAAACCCATTTGCTCTGTTGATGGTAAAGCTTCAGTAGCAGCTCCAGTAAATCTAGCATATAAAGCTTGAAGTTCAGGAGAAAGTTCAATTGTACCAGTTTTTCCTTGGTAAGAAATACCACCTGCTGGTCCTTTAATACTATATGGTTGAAACTCTGCTTGACTATAATCAGGCTTATCTCCACCAAAGAAATCTGTAATAAAACTCATATTAAACCTCTGTCTTTATATAATTAATAACATCTTTAGTTCTTCCAACCTCTTTAAATCCTAGTCTTTCTACAAACTCTTTTGTATCTATATATGTAGATGTTTCTGCTTTACCATATTTAAGAATAATATTCTTACAAAGTCTTTTATACATCTTCATTGGGAACCATTTTCCACTAGCTTCAGGGAGGCATCCACAATGTATTCTATTACCTTTAGTCATGAATATAGCAACTACTTTGTCTTCTTTGTACACTGGGTAATATTCCCAAGTAGCTGCTTCTTCTAAAAACTTCTTTTTATTTTCTTTAGGACTTCCATATATTCTATATAGAAGGTTTACATATTCTATCTTACTCATTAACTCTTCATAATGTAACATAAAGCGTAGTACGGAGGTAAGTTAGCATTAGTACCACTTACACCTGTTGTACTATTGGTTGTTGTATGACTATGAGAACCATCAAAGTTAATAGTTCTACCAGGTCTGCTTTCACCGCCATCACCATCTACATTACCATTTGATTGTGAGAATACTCCAGTAGTATTACCATATGTATCACCAGCAACATATTGATTAGTAATAGTACCTGTTAGGGAAGTTGTAGCTGTTGTAGCAGTATGTGTATGGCTAACTACTACAGCATCTGCACTACCACCAGTAGCACCAACTGCATAAGTAGAACCAGCACCAACAACAAATCTATTTCTTAAATCAGGTGTTGAACTTGATCCATTACATAATAACCAACCACTAGGAATAGCCGCAGCAGATCCTGACCAAATAATAATACCACCTGAAGGAAAAAGAGTAGCCGCTACAAATTCTGTTGTAGCAAGTTGAGTTGTACTAGTTCCTGAAGCTGCTGTTGGAGCCGTAGGAGTACCAGTAAAAGCTGGAGAAATAGAATTAGCTTTACTATTTACTGCTGTTTGTAAAGCATTAAACTCAGTATCAAACTCTGAACCTTTAATAATCTTAGCAGGATCTCCTGTTGCTAAAGAATCTTTTGCTAAGAAATTGGTTGCTTTGGTATAGTTTGCCATTATATCATTTTCCCTGTTTGTAAATAGACATCTATTTTTTGAATAGACACTGGATTATCATTAATCTCTGATTCAACTCCAAATTGTATTACTTTTCCTGATCCACCTAAAGGTACTGAAATTGTATTAACACCAATACCTACTGAAGAATACTTAGCAATATTATACTCAAAAGTGGTATTAAAAGTACTATATATTCCTGAACCTAAACTTCTATTAATAGGTTGTGTTGTATAGTTTAATGTATAGTCATAACCATACTTAAATGAAAAGTCTTGGTCACCAGTACCTATAATAACTAATGAAGCTTTCTTTAACATCTTATTCGTTGTAGCACTACCTAAGTCAGAACTAGATGTATAATAAGTCATATTATATGTTGTAGTTCCATCTAAATAACCATTGTATTTAGCAATCTTACCAGGAAGTCCAATTAGGAGTTCTCTGTCTTCTGTAGAGCAAAATGCTGTATAAGGTGTACCAGCGGTACTATTCCACAAAGTACTTCTAGCTGCTCCATTTTGAAGGACTTGCCTTAAATCAAAATAAACTGTAACTTTAGAACCTGGGAATGTTAAAAGATAAAAAGCATCCTTTTCATAATAGGCACTTCTAATATTATTGGTAGTTTCTACAGCTAAATAACCAACTAAGTCATCTCTAATGTTAAGAGATAGTTCACGAAGTGGCATTGTATTTTCTTGCACTGTTCTGTTAAAGCTTCTTACACCACTCTTAGATAAAAATATTAAGTCATTACCAGTGTTTTGTACAGAGTCTCTTGCAATACATCCAACACCTTTAATAGTGTCTGCTAATGTCATTGTTGTAGGATCATTAGCACCTTGATAGACTACAATGTTATTCTTACAGAAAATTACTAAATACTTATTATGATAAGCTATAGCTGTTATTTCATCATTATTACCAATAACAGAACTAATATCTAATAGACCTGAGCCAGTGCCAGTAAAATGAGCACCATCTAAAAGAGCACTATAATAAATAGTTTGTTTATGGCTTGTAAGACTTGCTACCCATATTCTACCAAAAGCTGCTAACACACAATCAGGGTCAAATGTAGTTACTCCTGAAGGTTTAGCACCATAGTCACCAATTCTTTGCCATATAAATGGACCTGAGTGAGATGATTTTCTCCATACTAAAAATGGATTACCAATCTGTGCAGCAAAGCCATAAGATGCTGCTGAGATACCACTACCTTCTGCTAAGGAAGCAAACTGCCATCTATTATCTGTAGGGCTAATGGGTGATGGAGTAGTTTGGTTAGCTGCTTTAGGAATTTGTTCAACTAAAGTTTCAGTACCAGTAAATAGTTTATTGTTACCTGCAGATAGATAAGTTATAGTACCATCTACTTCTTTAAATTCAAATATAGATCCAATAGCATGTTCTGAACCTAACGCATTAGAAGCAGTTATAGTTCTACTAGAAACTGTTTGAGATGCACTTACTGTATAAGTACCTACTCCACCTGTACCTGTACCTAGTGCAGTAATAGTAGTTCCTGAAGTAACTCCAGTACCTGATAATACTACACCAACTGATAATGCTCCTGAAGTAACTGCTGATACAGTTAAAGTAGTAGTTGAGATACTTCCTGTAACAACTGCATTAGTAGCATTTGTAACAGCATCCCAACCTTTTCTAGCACCCAATCTACCATATTTATCTATGATACAATTAGTTGCTATAGAAGCATACCCACTTTCAAGCGTAACAGAAGAATCTTGGGTATTTAAACCCATGAATCCTGGTGCTGAGATGGATGTAGTTTTTAAGGTTCCAGCCATGCTAGTTAGGATACCAAGTAGTTTCTTCTACTCTTTGACCATTCTCAATTGCAATGAGGTCAGCTAACATATTTCTATAACGCATCTCTTGATCTTGATTACCACCATCTTCACCTCTTTCAGCAATTGCCCTAGCAAGTGTTGCTTCAATAAGAAGCGTATAAGGTATTTGTACTACTTCAGTGTCAAGAGTTAAATCATCTTGTGGCATAACCACATTAAAGCGTAATGTGTAAACAGCGTCAGGTACTGGGAATACATCTACTTGAGAATCACCATAAACAGTAACACCATTAAAATTGTAGTATATTGGACTACCCTTTTGTACAGATGTTAGTAATAAATGAGATTCAAACCATCTACCATCTCTTGGTTGCATAAAGAAATTATCAGTGTCATTAATAACTTCTAGAACTCTAAAGCGAGTTCCAGCACCACGAAGGACATAGTTGAATAGATCAGGAGCAGTAGTAGCTGTAAGAGTTGTTCTTAAAGCAGCCCAGTTCCAAGCATCTTCTATCTCTCGTTTGGATACATTGACAAGTTCGCCAATAAGAGCACTATATGAGTTTTCACTCACAGATGCTACTGTTGGCTCTCTTAATCTTCGTAAAACCTTATTGACAATTTCTAAATAAGTCATGTATTATTTTCCCAGTGTATATAACAATTATACCATAAGAATGGCTATTTGTCAACTAATTTCTTACCATTTAACCTTGTCAGCCCAATATGCCGCACTCATCTTACCTTTAGCTATATTCTTAGCGTGCCTTGCTTTAAAAGACTTCTGTCTAGCTTTCTCTGCATCTGTTTTAGGGGCAGAACCTGCACCACTAACACCTTGCTGACCAAACCTAATTAACTTTTCTGTTTCACCTACTTTAGCCACAACTGCATGACTCTTTGTAGGGTGAGAGGGAGTCTTCTTAGGTTTGTTATAACCAGCAAAAGTTTCTTTACCTTTTTTAATCATTTCTTTTTAGCCGTCTTTAATGATTGTTTAAACGCTTTAGCAGTAGGAGCACCTTTCGCCCCTACTTTTCGCATCTTTTCACCTGAACCCGCTTTAATTCGTGCTCTTTTAGCATTAATGTTAGCGTATAATCCTGGTTTAGTAGCCACGCTTTGCACCAGCTTTTTTAACAGGCTTAGCAGCCATTTTCTTACCAGTTTTCTTAGCATATTCTTTAGCTTCTTTTTTACCTTTTGAAGTGTAAGCAAACTTCTTCATTCCGACCATAGGCATAATTATTTCCTTTTCTTTTTAGACATACCAGCTTGTGATAATGCAATAGCAATCGCTTGCTTCTTAGATGTAACAATAGGACCTTTTTTAGAACCAGTATTGAGTGTACCTGCTTTATACTCACTCATTACCTTACCAATCTTCTTTTGTTTACCCATCTTAGTTGTAGGAGTTTTCTTCATTTAAAGTCTCTTTTTCCTTTATTATCTATAATTAAAGCTTGTTTCCTTGGAGTACCACCTTTAACAGTTGGAATAGATATATGTACCCAACTATCAAATTCTAATATGACTTGATCGTAAGGAATATCAGCAGTGACAATGGCTCTAACCACAGCATCAGGAGACATTCCCTTGACATTAAAGTCAGCTGCACACCCCTCACAATGTTGAGATGTTTTAGATCCACCCACTGATTCATTAACTTCCTTTGATCTATATCCTGAACTTATGGATATGGGTTTATTAACCACTTTACGGACTTGTTCTAAGAATAAAGCAAGTCTTTCTAAATTATCTTTTACTTTAGCAGAGGGTGTATTATCTACTCCTCTTCTACTTGCTACTTGACTAAATGTAAGTTCTTCTAAACTAAAGTTAGGAGTTAGCTTCATTTCTTCTTAATATAGAACAAACTGCGTTCTCCAAAGAGATAGAATCCAACTGCACTAGCAAAGTTATTAACCTCATCACTTGGTTGTCCAGTACATATTGTATATACCCATGTAGAAAGCACAAGAACCCCTATTATAGGACGCATTAGTCTAACTATGGCTTCTACCCAAGGGTAAGATGGATTACCTGCCCCAACCTCATTCATAACCTTAAAGAACTCTAAATCTATACTCTTCATTTGAGTATATTGCTCAATAGTAGCTGGTTTAAACACATCGGGTGCTACAAACTTATTAATAAGAGACTTACCTAAATCCATAGCAACTGGTAAGAATGCAGATAATATGGTTATTGGATCCATTAAAATTCCTCTAGATTAAAGTTATATTCTTCACAAACTATCTTAGAATGTTTTTTAAACTTAACTGAGTGCTTATCATAATCTGTATGTCCACTATTCCATAACATACAATGGATCATTTCGTGCATAAGGGTCTCAGATACTTTTAAAAAAGAATCATTAGCAATGTCTACTTCTATTCTTGTAGGGTAGGTGTGAAAGTACCCTAACACTTCTCCCTTTGTATCCATCACTCCAAAGCCCACTTTATGAGGGGCTGGCATTGGGTATAAATTAAAGGGTGGTAGTTTAACAAAACAGGCATAGAGTTTACGCAAGTTTTGTTTAGTTAATAGCATTTTACTTAGCTAAGTGTACAAACTGGGTTAAAAGAAATATAATAACAAAGCCAGCTGTACCTAAAAGGATTTGTTCTAACCTTTTAAGACGAGCATTAATCTGTTCATAACGAAGGGCACAGACCTCTTCGTGTGTTGATAGCCTTGCTTCTACATCTGTCTTAACCATTACTAACTCCAATTTTGATTATTAAGTACTGTAATAAGCTCTTCTACAGTTGTTGCACCATTGATATCAACTTCTAATCTATTTGACTCTGTAACGATTTGTGTGCGTTCTAAAGCTACTTTTGCAGGGATCTCTATAGCCCTTTCAGCTTTACGAATAACATACCAGTCTGTAGCGTTAAGTAGTTTACCTGCTGTA